ATCCGGACCTGGCTCAAGGGCGGAGGCCTCGGCGGCCTCACGGCGCGGGCCGGCTAGTCATGGCCCTCGAAGACACCGCCCTCCGCTTGATCCGAAAGTTCGGAGAAGAGCGCCAGGTCTCGCTCCTCCAGCCGGCGACAACGCCGGCGGATCCGACGAAGCCCTGGGACGTGGATCCGACAACGACCGAGGCGTCGAAGAGCGCCCCGGCCGTCGTCGTCCCGATCGCGCGGAACCTGGTCGACGGGAACTCGGTCCGCCAGGGCGACGAGACCGTCCTCATCGCGGGCCTCTCCCTGGGGAACGTCATCCCGACAACGGCCGACAAGGTCCTCGACGAGGCGATCGAGAAGAACGTCCTCGCGATCGACCGGATCCGGCCAGGGAAGACCGACTTCCTCTGGAAGCTACAAGTGAGGGCTCCCTAGTGGCGAGGAAACGCTTCGACCCTCTCGAGATCTCGGTCACGCTGGAGCGGACGCTCTTCGAGGACGCCGCGGAGACCGCCTTCACGATCCTCCGGAACCTGGTCTTCGCCTCGCCCGTCGGCGATCCGGAGAACTGGCAGAACCCCGACTCGGCTCCGAAGGGCTACGTCGGCGGACACTTCCGGCGGAACTGGCTCGTCTCCCTGGGCGGGATCAACGCGACCGAGCTCGACGGCGCCGATGAGCCGGCGGCCGCTACCCTGGCGCGCGGCCGCGCCCAGATCGACACCTGGGGCGCGACGGCGAAGTTCAACACGACGCTCGTCATCCAGAATAACGTCCCCTATGCGGAACGCCTGGCCCAGGGACACTCGGAGCAAGCCGACCCCGGCTGGATCGAGGACAACATCGACCTCGGCCTTCGGTTCCCAGGCGGGACGAGGGACCTCCGCTAGTGGGCGCCTCGACCAGAACCCCGGCCCAGTTCCGCGACGCCGTGATGACCGCGTTCGGCCTTCACTGGACCGCCGCCGGCGAGAGCCTGGCCGACGTCGCCTGGAACAACCTCGAGTTCGATCCGGCGAACCGCGACGCCTACGTCGTCTTCGGGCTCGCTCACGCTTCCGGAACCCAGGCCTCCCTCGGGACCGGGACCGACATCCAGATCCGGCGCGAGGTCGTTCTCGCCGTCCAGATCTTCGTCCGACACAACACGGGCCAGGCGGAAGCGGACCGCCTGGGCGAGATCGTCCTGGACTTCGTCGAGTCGACGAAGATCACCGGGATCCGCTTCCGCGAACCAGGCCTCACCCAGGCCGGACGCTCGAACCAGTGGTTCGAGATCGTCGTCAACTCTCAGATCAGCTATGATTCGTTCCGGAACGTGTGAGGCGTCCCTGATGACTAACCCAGGAGACCGCCATGTCAGACACTAACCGAGTCGGGCTAAGATTTTTCCAAAGCTCGCAACGGACCGCCCCGATCCCTGGCGGCCCTTTCAACCTTGACCAGCTCCGCTTCACCGGGACGCCGAACCTCGCGTTCGCTCCGACAACGATCACGAGCGAAGAGATCCGGCCCGACCGCCAGATCTCGGACCTCATCCTTGTCGGCGCGGAAGCCGGCGGCGACACCGGGATCGAGCTCTCGTTCAAGGCCTTCGACGCCCTCATCGCGGGCGCCCTCTTCTCGACGTTCACGAACCCGGTCCTCAAGCAAGGGACCGGCGAGATCACCGCGTTCGGCGCGGGGACGATCGACGTCGATGTCGGCGGCGACTTCATCGTCGGCCAGGTAGTCCGCCTGGACGCCCTGGCGACCGGCGACGTCGGCGACGGGATCTTCGAGATCACGGGGATCGCCGTGAACGTCCTCACCGTCAACCCGCTCGCGGGAACCGCGACGACCGCCGTCGCAGGAACCGAGACCGCGGACGCGGACACGACCCTCCAGGTCACGGGCTACGTCGCCCAGGCCGCCGGCTTGATCTCGGTCGTTGTCACCGGCGGCGACGCCGTCTTCACCTTCCCCGCCGGCGCGCTCGATGACGCTATGGGGACCGGCGTCCCGCTCGCGATCGGCGCCTGGATGAAGTTCGCCGAGTTCACGACCGTCGGGAACAACGTCTGGACCAGGATCCGCGAGATCGACCTGGCGCTCGACACGATCACCGTCGACACCCAGACCGGCATGGCAACGGACGCGGCCGGGACCGAGAACGTCCAGGCCTTCTACGGCGGCCGGATCGAGAACGGCGCCGGCTCCGTTGCGGCGAACCAGTTCGCGGTCGAGCGACGCTTCGAGGACCACACCCCGGTCACGCGCGAGCTCTTCCTCGGGATGGCGCTCAACAACTTCTCGATCAACCTCTCGCCCCAGGCGATCGCGGTCGGCTCGCTCACCTGGTTCGGCTTCAACTCGACCGTCTCCGACGACTCGCCGCTCTACGCCGACCTCTACGCGAACCTCCCGACCGACGTCGCCGCTCCCCAGTTCGACGTCTACAACACGAGCTCGGACATCGGCCGGCTCGGCCGAGGAGTAGATCCGATCGACGCCGCCGGCTTGAACTTCGTCCTCGAGGCGACGATCGAGATGAACAACAACCTCCGCCGCCAGCCCGCGGTCGGAGTGTTCGGCGCCTCCGGGATCGGCCTCGGCGAGTTCTCCGTGACGGGAACCTTGTCGACCTACTTCGACAACGACGAGATCCTCCAGGTCATCCTCGCGAACAGCGAGACGACCCTCGACCTCATCACCCAGGGAGGCGACGGCCGCTCGATGGTTTTCGACCTTCCGCGGATCAAGTTCTCGGGCGGAGCGCCTGATGTACCGGGCAAAAATCAAGATGTTACTATCCCCGGAACCTACCAGGCGATCCTCGACGCGGATCTCGGCTACACGATGAGCGTCCAGAACGTGAGCTTCGCCAGGTAACAACAACGAACCGGGCCGCGGAGGCCCCAGGAGAAGACCGTGAGAGTCTACGAGGCCTTCGAGACATCGGAGAAACTGGCAAGCGAGGGGCGAGAGTGCGAGATCGAGTTCGGCGGGCGTGTCATCTGCAAGATCTGGGTCCGGCCGGCGGACCCAGTTCTCAACGCCGACTACCGTCGCGAGCTCGCGGAGCTCTCGATCGGGCTCATCAAGTCCGGCGAGATCAACGAGATCGACGAGGACACCGACCGGGCGCTTCTCTGGAAGGTCTACGGGCGGACCGTCGTCACGAAGATCGACTGGACCGACCCGGCCGACAAGAAGGACCCGAAGCTCCGCTTCCACAAGGGGCTCAAGGCCGAGACCCGCGAGTCGAACTTCGTCACGCTCTGCCAGCGCGTCCCGAAGTTCTTCGAGGGGATCCAGAAGGTCGCGCGCCAGTGGTCGCAATACCGCGCAACCCACGAGGCGGACGCGGCGGGAAACTGACCGAAGTCCTCGATCACCAGCTCCGGCTCGGGGACGCGGAGACCCAGGAGAAGGTCATCGAGGCGCACAAGGCCCGAGGCCTCACGCCGCCCGATCATCTCCTGGATCCGCCGAAGATCGAGCTCCGCTTCCTCCTCTACTGGGAGGCCTACCAGGACCTCCAGACGTCACGAGTGAACCCTCGCGGGATGATCCCGATCGGCGCGATCCTGGACTATGCGAACCGCTACGGGATCGACCCGGACACGCTCAAGCGGATCGTCTGGAACGTCGACAAGACGCTCCTCGAACACTGGAAGAACGCCGACAAGGCGGCCGCGGCCCAGGCCGAAGCCGAACGCGACAACAAGCCGGCGCTCCCCGGCGGAGGTAGGTCATGACCGATCGAGTGATCCGCGTCGTCCTGGACGGCTCCGGAGTCCGCCGAGGGGCGGCCCAGACGAAGCGCCAGCTCGACGGCGTCGCCGGCAAGGCGAAGAACGTCCAGGGCCAGTTCAAGGCGGCGGCGAAAGCCGCGGCGGCCTTCGCGGCGGCCCTGGCGATCCGTGAGATCATCCAGCTCACGAACACCTACCAGTCGCTCCAGAACCAGCTCCGCGTCGTCACGGACTCCCAGGAGGGCCTCAACGCGGCCTCGGCCCGGCTCTTCGAGATCGCCCAGGAGACCCGCGCGCCGCTCGAGTCGACGGTCGAGCTCTACTCGAGGGCCTCGATCGCCGCCGGCGAGCTCGGGGCGTCCCAGGAGGAGCTCTTCCAGCTCGTCGAGATCACGGGCCAGGCGCTCGCGATCCAGGGATCCAGCGCGGCCGAGTCGGCCGGCGCCCTCCGACAACTCTCCCAGTCCTTCTCGAGCGGGATCGTCCGCGCCGAGGAGTTCAACTCGATCCTCGAGGGCGCGTTCCCTCTCGCCCAGGCGGCGGCCCGAGGCTTCGATGAGGCCGGCGGATCCGTCGGCAAGCTCCGGAACCTGGTCGTCGAGGGGAAGGTCACGTCCGAGGAGTTCTTCAACGCCATCCTCGAGGGCTCCGATGAGATCGCCGAGGCCTTCGCGAAGAGCGAGGTCACGATCTCCCAGGCCTTCACCCAGATCAACAACTCCCTCATCTCGTTCGTCGGGCGGATGTCCGAGGCGTCCGGCGTAGGCTCGGGCCTCTCGAAGATCTTGACCGACGTCTCGGAGACGATCGACGACCTCGCCGACGCCTTCCTGGGGACACTCGAGCCAGGCGAGGACGTGAACGGCGCGCTCCAGCTCTTCGTCTCGATCGCCCTGGTCGCGATCCAGGTCGTCGACGCCCTGGCGAGCTCGCTCGTGACGATACTCTCGACGGCCTTCACGATCGTCGGCGAAACAATCGGCGCCGGCGCGGCCGCCCTGGTCGCGTTCTTCAAGGGCGACTTCGACCTCGCCTCGGAGATCGCGGACGACCTGGACCGTCGCAACCTGGCGGCCATCACCGGGAACTTCACCGCGCTCCGCGACGACCTCATCTCGGAGACCTCCTTCACGATCGAACGGCTCGTCGAGCTCTGGGACTCTGGCGCTCGCCAGATCGCCGAGGCCTCGGCCGGCGTCGCCGGCGGAGAAGGAACCGGCGGCGGGGATCCCCTGGTAGATCCGGAGGACTTCGCCGACGCCCAGGACGCGGTCCTCGAGTTCATCACCGCCCTCGAACAGGAGGAACAGGTCCTCGCCCTCCAGCGAGATCTCGGCGACGAGGCGGCCGGAGCCGTCGCAAAATTGAAGGACGAGTTCGCCCTGGCCGCGGCCGAGGCGGCCATCTTCGGCGAGCTCGCTCCGACGCCCGAGGTCATCGCGCTCCGTGACGCCTTCCGTGAGCTCGGCGGCGACGCCCTCGAGTCGATCCGGCTCTTCAACGAAGAGATCGCGGCCGGCGAGCTCAAGAAGTCCTTCGACGACCAGATCATCGCCCTCCAGGAAGAGCTCGATCTCCTGGGCGCCTCGAACGAGGAGCTCGCGATCAACGCCCAGCTCCGAGCCCTGGCGGCCGGCGCAACGGTCGAACAAGCCGAGGCGATCCGAGCCCTCACCGAAGAGATCCTGGACGAGACCGACCGCCTCCGGGAACAAGAGGACATCCTCCAGGGCTTCTTCGAGGAGATCGGACGATCGGCCCAGCGCGAGCTCTCCGGCCTCCTGGCGGATCCCCTGGCCGATGGCCTGGACGAGCTCCCGCTCAAGTTCGCGAAGATCCTCCAGCAACTAGCCGCGGACGCCCTGGCGGCCGAGATCTTCCAGATCTTGAAGAACTTCGGCTCGAGCGGATCCGGCGGCGGCGCCGGCGGCTTCCTCCAGTTCGTCGGCGGGCTCTTCGGCGGCGGCTTCGCGGCTGGCGGCGAGGTCACGGGCGGGCGCCCCGTTCTCGTCGGGGAAAGAGGTCCCGAGCTCTTCACGCCTCCGGGATCCGGCTCGATCCAGCCGAACGTCAACATCAACCAGGCCGCCCAGGCTCCGCCGATGGTCCAGGTCGTGAACACGATCGACTCCTCGGAGATCACGGGCGCCTTCAATTCCGGCGAGGGCGACACCGTCCTCCTCAATCGTATCGGCGCGCGGCGGACCGCCTTCCGCTCCGCCCTGGGAGTCTGAGATGTCCTGGCTCGAACAAGCCCTCATAGCCGACGGCGTCACCGCCGACGGTCGGATCGTCGCCTCGCTGGCGATGATCGAACACGCGAAGAACGCGAACGTCTTGAGCCTGGACTCGGTCGGAGCGAACAACGGCTCGGGCTACGTCGTCGGCGAGACCTTCGACATCGTCGGCGGGACCGCGGTCTCGATCAACGGCGTCTCGATCATCGCGCGCGGAGTCGTCACGGCGATCTCTGGCGATGACGTCACCGCGATCAAGATCACGAGCTCGGGGATCTACACGGTCCTCCCAGGGACGACCGACGTCGCGACGACGAACGCCTCGGGGATCGGCGACGATCTCCTCCAGGTCAATCTCACGACCCAGGCGGCCCAGTGGACCGAAGACCGGAACACGTTCACGGATCTCATCACCGACTTCGAGTGGATCGCGACCTCCGTGAAGGCGACGAACGCGCCGACGATCGGCGTCGACACCCAGCTCTCCGGGGCCGACGACGGCTTCCAGTTCGTCGTCGCCTCGAGCTTCAACAACGGGAACACCTTCCTCACCCAGCCAGGAGCGCCGCCCGACAACGAGATGTTCATGGCTTGCCCGAACCAGGACCCGGACATCTTCATCTCGAACACCGAGCGCCGGATGAACGTCCTCGTCTCGGATGGCACGAATAAGCAATACTGCGGGCTCGGGCTCTTCATCCCGTTCACGAACTCGGACCTCAACTATCCCTTCCCGGCGATCTGTCACGGCCAGTCGAGGTCGATCCAGGCGATCAACGCGGCCAGGTCGACGACGAACTCGGGGATCGTGAACTTGAACTCCTACACGGTCGCCGGCCAGCTCGGCCCGGTCCAGTATCGGGACAACGTGAGCCCGTCCTGGCTCGGGATCGCGCTCGACAACAACGACGGCGCCGAGGATCAACGGAGCCAGCTCTGGCCGATCTCATCGTCCGGAGCCGGAACCCAGTATTCGTTCAACGACGCCCCGGTCCCGTCCGGATCCTCGGCGCCGGTCGCCTCGATGGACCCCTTCAGTCTCAACCCGAACCCCGGCGCCGGCACGATGAGCGACCCCCAGTGGTTCCAGAACGCGGCGAGCACCCTCATGCCCCAGGGCGTCGCGCCGTTCGGCCCAGGCCTACGCCTGGCGCTCACGGCCCAGCTCCACATAATTAGCAACCAGCCAGGAGACGTCCAGACGATCGGGATCGTCGACGGCTGGGAACACGTTCACGGCCGCGGGATCGACGCCTTCGACGAGCTCATCGCGTTCGACGGTCGCCGCTTCCTGGCCTTTAATGACACGAACAGCGCCGACATCTGGCGCTTCGTTGCGATGGAGAAGCTCTGACATGCCCTTCCGAACAGACACCGGCGGCTTCGAGCCTGGCGACGACGACATGGCCGACTTCATGCAGGACATCGTCCTCCCCTTCGTGACCGACGCCTTCGTCTCCGGCGGCCTCGCCTGGACGCGCCAGACACCGACCGAAGGCAACGGCGCACACCCGAATTTTAACTACATGTTCTCGAGGGGCGGAGTCGGGACCGAGGCGCCGCCGTTCTGGATGGCGGGGACGACGCTCAAGTCGCTCTTCATCTTCACCGGGAACGACATCAACACCGGCCAGGAGATCTACGACCAGCCAGGGAACCCGATGAACTACCCGCCGAACGCGGCCCAGCCCTACAACGACCCGACGGTCGGCTACCAGGGGCTCGGCTGCCAGTTCCTCAACACGGTCGTCGGGCCTTATGACTCCTACTGGCTCTTCGGCGGAGCGTCGGCCGAGTATCTTCACGTCGTTCTCAAGGTCAACTCGCGCCAGTATCGCCACTTCCACGTCGGGATGCTCACGCCGCTCCATCCGGATCTCGACGCGGACTCGTTCTATCTCACGGGCCATTGTTGGGCCTACCTGGACCCCGACGACCTGGCCGGCGCCGGCTTCGTGACGAACTCGAACAACGTCGAGCATCAACCCTATCACTCGAGTCACCGGCTCCCCTTCCAGGCCGACAACAAGAACAACCTCCAGTTCTCCGGGAATAATCTCCGGAACCGCGGGCTCAAGCTCTACATGCCGAACATCGGCGCGCTCGGTTATGACTGGTATCACAACTTGAGCATCGAGGGGAACGCCGACTCGGGAAGCCGCCAGGGAACGACGAGCGGCAACATGTCGACGCTCACGACGACCGAGAAGCCGATCGGCGACGTCAACAACACGAGCGACGCGGTCCTCTTCGGCGTCGCCCAGTGTTCCGGCTTTGCCGATGGCCTGGGCGCGACGATGTTCTACGCCGACCCGACCTTCACGGCGAACTCGGTCCCGCTCGTTCCGATCCTGGTCGGCGCGACCGTCGACTTCGAGAGCGATCGCCGGATGGCGCCCGTCGCCCAGATCCCCGACCTCTTCCGCGTGAACATGAACTCGCTCGACCCGGAGGAGGAGATCCTCATCGGCTCGGACACCTACGTCGTCTTCCCGATGATGAACAAGGACTCCCAGAACACGCTCGCGAACGAGGGCTACTCGGGCTTCGAGGGCCTGGCCTATAAGAAAATCACGGCCGACGCGAGCTAGTCATGGCAGACAAGGGAGCCTTCTCGCTCGGGGTCCTGGAATACTCGCCAGGGAATCCCCAGTTCCCGGTCCTCCCGACCGGGCCGCTCCAGGGGACGATCGCGGTCCCGTTCTCTCACCCGAGCCTCACCTTCGAGAAGGGCGAGGTCCTGGTCCTCGACACCAGGAGCGCCACGCCGGCGGATCTCTTCGCGGACTGGTATCTCGGGACGACCTGGGTCTCGCCGGTCCCGGTCGAGTTCGGCAACATCACGGCGACGAAGACGCGCCAGGTCATCCTCCACAACACCAGGCGGACCTCGGTCGACCTCACCGCGATCGACGTCTCGGCGATCCCTGGGCTCTCGGTCATCTCGGCCCTCCCGCCGATCACGATCGACCCCTACGCCTCGATCACCGTCACCTTCGAGGTCACGACCTCGGGCGACCCGGTCATCGACGACGACGTCATCTTCACGGTCGACGGCGGGCTCATCAACGTCCGCTTCACCGGCCGCCGGCTCATCATCTACAACACGCTCCCCCAGAAGCCGATCAAGGAGACGATCGCCTTCATGACCGACCGGATGATCTCCGTGAACGGCGTCGAGCAAGTGATGGAGCTCCGCCAGCTCCCGCGCTCGACGATCCGCCTCGTCGAGAGGTTCACCGACGACGTCCGCCGCTCGAGCCAGCTCAACGTCATCCACGCCGCCGGCTTCCTCCGCGTCGGGATCCAGCTCTGGTTCCAGGCCCGCGAGATTGACGTCGCGGCCGCGGCGATCGACACGGTCGTCCAGGTCTCGACCCTCGACATGGAGATCTCGGTCGGCCAGGAGATCTCCTTCGTCACGCCCCAGGGGATCCCGACGTCCGCGATCACCGTCTCGAGCTTCACGGCGACCGACGTCACGCTCGAGAGCGCGGTCGGGATCGTCCTCCCTCTCGGGACCGTCATGATGCCGGTCAAGTATGGCTTCTTCCGGCCGAAGGGGACGATCAACACCTGGGCCATCAACGCCGAGGACGTCACGCTCGACTTCACGATCATCGAGTATCGGGACATCGCCGCGCTCAACCTGGCCTACTTCGACACGCACCCGATCGACACGCTCATCCCGCTCATGATCCAGCCGCTCTTCTTCCCTGGATCCTCGAGGACCGGGCTCCTCGAACAGACCCTCGACGTCCTGGACTCGGCGACCGGCGACATCGCGAGCCGGCGGATCGAGGCGAACGCCCGGCCAGGCGTCGACGTCCTGGTCCATCTCGAGAGCCTGGCCGACGCTCACGCCTGGCGCCAGTTCCTCTACTACGTCCGCGGATCCTGGCGGCCGTTCTACATCCCGAGCGGGACCGACGACTTGCCCCTGGGCGTAGATCTCACCCTGGGCGGGAACACGTTCCAGATCGTCAACCAGGGCCTCCAGGAGGTCGACACGACCCAGGCGCCGCGGCGGGATCTCAAGATCACGGTCGTCGGCGAGGGGACCTTCATCCGCCGGATCACCGCCGTCGCGGACGCCGGCCCGAACGAGACCGTCACCGTCGACTCGGTCATCCCAGGCGCGGGGATCATCCCGATCGCGGATGTTAAGATCGAATGGTTGAACCTGGTCCGGATCGAGAACGACACCGCGACCTTCCGCCACTTGCGGACCGGAGTCGCCGAGCTCCGCTTCCGCGTTCAAGGAGTCATCGACATCTCATGACCTTCGACGCTTTTGAAACTGGCGACGGCTCCCCGATCGAGCTCCTCACGTTCGCGAACGGTCTCTCGATCTTCCGCTTCACGAACCAGCTCGAGCCCGTCACGGTCGGCTCGTTCGTCTTCGAGCCGCTCCCCTACACGCGGAGCGCCTGGTCACAATCGAAGGATCAAGACGACAATAATGTCCGGATGACGGCGCCGAAGGACTTCGCCGTCGCCCAGCTCTACCAGGGGATCCTCACGTCGGCCGTCACGACGGTCTCGATCGAGAGGTTCCACGCCGACGACCTTCCGACGCCCCAGATCCAGATCGCCTGGAAGGGCCAGATCGTCTCCCTCCAGTATTCCGGCGACAACGTCGAGTTCTTGATGGAGCCGATCACGAAGGGCGCGGAGGTCACTCCGCCCGACACGTTCTCGGCTCAATGCAACGCCTTTTTGTTCCAGTCGCCAGGATGCAATCTCTCCCAGGACGACTGGAAGTTCGTCGCGACCGCGACCTCGATCACGCCCGACCAGCTCGAGATCACGTTCAACGGTCTCCGCGTCCAGGCCGAGGCCCTGGATCTCGCCCAGGGCGGCCCCGGCGTCCTCACGTCGGCCGAGCTCGACACCTACTGGCAAGGCGGACACATACGGACCGGCGACGGCGAGATCCGCGACATCATCGAGGGGAACGTCGGCGGAGATCCGGACACGGTCCGGATCCCGATCCCGTTCCGGACCTTCCAGGCCGGCGACGGCGCGAGCGTCTTCGCTGGTTGCCGGCTCACGATCGACATCTGTACGCGAAAATTCGACAACGCGATCAACTTCCAGGGCTACCCCTACGTCCCGGAGATTGACCCGGCGAACACCGAGCTCCCGCCAGGGACCAGGACGTCGACGTCGAAGTTCTCGGGGCCTCAGTAGATGATCTGGCCCCAGCTCCTCCTCTGGGTCATCTCGTTCGTCCTCACGGACTACTTCCGCGAGCGCCTCCCCAGCCAGACCGCGAGCGGGATCGGCGACTTCAACATCCCGACCGCGACCGAGGGCCGGCCCGTTCCGATCTGTATCGGCGGGACCGTCCGCTTCGAGGCTCCGAACTGTATCTGGTATGGCGACTTCGCCGCGGTAGAGCGGACGACCGAGACCGGCGTGATCTTCAAGAAGGACGAGGTCATCGGCTTCGAGTATCTCCTCGCGCTTCAATACGCCCTTTTCAAGGGGCCGAGCGCCGGGATCACCGGCGTCTGGATCGGCGACGACCGCGTCTTCGATCATGTCGTCGACGCCGGCGGGATCCCCCAGACCGTCGTCGACGTCGATCGCGACGATCTCTTCGGCGGCAAGGACGGCGGCGGCGGCTTCATCGGTCGGATCCGGCTCTTCGACGGCTCGGAGACCCAGGGCGTCTCGGGCTTCTTGTCGACCAGGCTCGACCCGCTCCCGGCCTATCGCGGGCTCTCCTACATCATGGTCACGGACATCGCGGAGGTCGGCGGCGCGAACATCGGCGAGTCGAACCAGCTCCGCTTCATCCGCGTCGAGCTCCAGACCTTCGACGACCTGGCGGGGACCGCCGGACACGCCGGCCTCGGGGACTCCCTGGCGCTCCTCAACGACACCCACTTCATCGGCCCGGATCTCAACCCGGCCGTCGCCGCCTGGGACGTCTGGACGAACACGCGCTGGGGTCGGGGCTTCGGTCTATCCGACGTCGACATCGCGAGCTTCCAGGCCGCCGCGGCGACATGCTTCGCCGAGGGGATCGGCTGGACGAACGTCCAGGACGAACAGACGACGACCGGCGCGATCCAGGACCTCCTCGAGCAACACATGGACGCCTACATCGGGCCGAACCCGCTCACCGGGCTCATCGAGGTCACGCTGGCGCGTCCCGACTACACGATCCCGGCCTTGCCCCTGGTCTCGGACGTCGGCGCCGCGGCGAACCTCCTCGAGGTCAAACAGTGGGACCAGGGCGACTGGTCGAACACGAAGAACCGGATCCGGATCCGCTACACGGCCAGGGAGAAGGACTGGAAGGAGACCCACGCCGTCGAGACCGCCGCCGGGAACCGGATCATCCAGGGCCGGACCGCGACCGAGGAGATCCGCTTCCCTGGTTGTCACACCCAGGCCGTCGGCTCGATCATCGCCGCCAGGGAGAAGCGCGGCCTCTCGCTCCCGCTCCAGAAGGGGACGATCGTCGTGAACCGGACCGCCTACGAGCTCCGGCCCGGCCAGGTCTTCCGACTCACGTCGGCCCAGACCCAGACGACCGACCTCCCGGTCCGCGTGACGAAGATGTCGATCGGCGACACGAGGCGCCAGTCGCTCGAGCTCTCCGTTGTCGAGGACATCTTCGGCAACGAGCCGGCGACCGTTGAGCCGAACCCGCCCTCGGACTTCGTCCCGCCGATCCAGGTCGTCGCGCCGTTCCTGGCGGCCGACCAGGCGGCCTTCGAGGCGCCGTTCATTATGATGCGCGCCGACGTGAGCCCGAACTCGGTCCCCAGGGTCGCGACGCTCGCCCGGCGAGTTCCAGGCAACGCCGCGATCGAATACGAGGTTCTTCGCCGTGTCGGAACGCCGCCGGCTGGCGCCTACACGTCGACCGACTTCGTCCGGCAATCCTTCACGACGGTCGGCGAGCTCCGCAACGCCGAGGCCGGACCCCAGGCCGGCCAGGGCCTCTTCTCCATGCAGATCGACCCGATCGGCTCCGAGTCCCTGGACGGGCTCATCGACATCTACGCGCCGGCGATCGGGAACTTCGCCGGCGTCGCCGTCATCTCCCCAGGCCTGGCGAACGAGGAGTTCGTCCTCTTCGACGAGATCGTCGACGACCTGGCGGGGATCCGCCTCGAGAACGTCTACCGCGCTTGCATGGACACCTTCTGGAAGAGCCACAACGCCGGCGAGCGGATCTGGTTCTTCTGGACTGGCGGCCTCGGCATGGGCGGCGAGACCTACACCCAGGGGATCGGCGTCGAGATGAAGTTCCTCCCCAGGTCGCCGAATGACGCCGTCCTCGAGGCCTCGGCCGTCGCGCTCCCAGTCGTCACGATCGACGACAACACCGGACCCCGCAACAACAAGCCGCTCCTCCCGGCGATCTGTTCCTTCGAGGAGGGGATCTGGCCGGCGGGCGACATCGACTTCGACGGGACGGTCGTCCCCCAGGCCGGCGGGAACTATCAAGGGAACCGGATCGTCCCCCAGCATCGACTCTGGAGGACCCAGGACATCCTCTGGAGCGTCCAGGGCCTCGACATCGGCGGCGGCGGCTTCGAGCCCTCGGAGGTCGTCGCGGAGACGATGGACGTCTCGGTCTGGATCCACGACCTCGACCAGGATCCGGGCGCGGCCAGGGCGAACGCGGTCCTCGAGATCCTCAACCAGGTCGTCATCAACTCGGTCGAGGAGATCAAGCTCGAGAAGTCGGTCCTCGTCGCCGGCGGCGCGATCGGGATCTCGTTCAACGCCCGCCTCGAGATCGAGATGAGACACTCGCCGACCGGCCAGGTCGGGGCGAACCTCTCGCACCTTCCCGGCTTCTTCGACTTCACGGCGACCGGCGTCTTCTCCCTGGAGCCCGACCAGGTCGTCCTCGGCGCCCAGTTCAACGGCAAGGACACCGACGCCTTCGGGATCGACGAACACGCTCGCGACATGGTGTTCCTCGGCGACGCCCAGATCGACACGGCCTCGTTCGTGTTCGGCGGCGCCTCGCTCATCCTGGACGGGACCGGCGACTTCGTTCACCTGGCAAGCCCGCGCGGCTTCGACTGGTATGACGGCGAGTTCACGATCGACTTCCGCGTCCGCTTCGACGACGTCGTCTCGGCCCAGGTCCTCCTCGGCCAGGCCTGGCTCTCCGGCCGGAGAACCTGGTATCTCGAGTGGGACGGGAACTCGTTCGAGCTCCGCTTCTCCAGGAGCGGATCCGACGGCCCCTTCACGAACATCGCCCTCGGCGCCTTCACGCCGATCATCGCGACCTGGTACAACATCCGGATCGTCCAGCGGAAGGACCACTCGAGCCCGCGCTTCTCGTGCTACGTCGACGGGACCAGGATCGGGACGACCTTCACGGCTCAGAGTCACATCAAGTCGGGGACCGACTGGATCCTCGGCGCCAGGTATGACGGCGCCGGCGTCTACACCGCGCCCTTCACCGGCCAGATCGACGAGCTCGAGGTCCGGGCCTTCGCCGCGATCGACCCGAATGACGCGAGCTACACGCCCGACGTCCGCCCAGGCGCCGGCCCGTCCGCTACGGCCGACGCCGTCGTCGCGAACTTCGAGGACGCCGACCTGGCGACCGATAACAGGACCGACGACTCGAACCGATGGGAGCTCACCTTCGGCGCGACCTCGGAGATCGACACGGCCCAGTTCATGTTCGGGACGAGCTCGCTCCGTTGCGATGGCGTGAACAGCCTCACGCCGGCCTCGGGCGACGGCGTCTGGATGCCCGAGACCTTGAACCCGACGAACCCCTTGAAGGCCTGGGCGCTCGAGCGGAAGGACTGGACGATGGAGGCCTTCGTCCGCTACGTCACGCTCCCGAACACGAACGGCGCCGAGGGCTACGCGATCATCGCGAAATACAACCGGCCGAGCGGGAACCGGATCGACTGGGCCTTCTGGATCGACGGGAACGATGACATGGCGTTCATGTATTCGCCGCTCGGGATCATCTCCAGCCAGGAGGGCGCGACCCAGGACATCGGCGCGCTCTCGACCGGCGTCTGGTATCACTTCGCGGCCCAGCGCGTCGGGAACAACCTCGAGCTCCTCTTCGACGGGAACCGCGTCCAGGAGAACGTCGACTTCTTCGCGCCTGGCGGCGGCGCCGATCGGCTCCACAACCAGACCGACCAGCCGGTCTCGATCGCGCGCTTCTACGACGTGAGCTCGGTCGCGCGGATCCGGGCGCTCGACGGCTGGATCGACGGCGTCCGGACCAGGGTCGGCTCGAACCTCTACTCGGGCGCGACCTACACGATCCCGACGCTCCCGCCGGATCCTGGCGACCAGGGCGACCGCGCGATCCGCTACTTGTTCCACTTCGAGGTCTCGGACTTCTTCACGACCGACCGGGAGATCGAGGGCGACGACAACACGCGCGGGACTCGGATCAACTTCAACGGCTCGGCCCAGATCCGCGACGACAACTCGAAGTTCGGGACGTTCTCCGGCTTGACTGGCGGCGGCTCCGGGGACTCGTTCTCGTTCGACCCTTCGATCTTCTGGTGGGACCTGGCCGACGAGGACTTCACGATCGACGTCTGGTTCCGAGTCGCGACGACGACCTTCAACGCCGACGGGATCGCCTTCGTCAACCAGTGGCTCGAGGCCGGCGATGAGCGCGCCTGGAGGCTCTCCTGGAACGAGACGGCCGAGGAGCTCGAGTTCGTCTGGACGACCGACGGGACCGCGGTCGACGAGCGCCGGGCGTTCGTCACCGGGATCACCCAGGCGGCGGACTTCCCGCTCAACACCTACGTCCACGTCGCGGTCGAGCGGGACTCGACCGGGATCCACTTGTATCTCGACGGCGTCCTCCAGACCCTCGACGGCGCGAGCGACGCGATCGGCGCGGACGTCATCTACAACTCGCCCGACCAGGCGATCGTCGTCGGCAACCAGAACGTCACCGGCTTCAACGGCTACATCTTCTCCTACTGGGACGAGCTCCGGATCACGAAGTCGGCGGAGTATGGCGGCGCGACGTTCACGCCCGAGGTCGCGGCCTACACCGACCCGCCCTTCCCGAACGTCTAGCGGCGGAAGGTCTTCCGAGGATTCCAGGCCCGCCAGGCATACCAGGCGACGAAGCCGTCGACCGAGAGGCCGATCCAGGACGCGGTCGCGACATGCCAGGCTCCGAGGCCGGCCATCGCGAGGAGGATCCCGATGAAGATGAAGTCGCGCATCTCCGAGAGTATAGTCGACCCGACGAAGCCGTGAGGGCTCCCCGAACTTCAACCAGGAGACCTTCATGTCCACGAACTCCCAGACCCAGACCACAAGCTCGCCGAAGATCCGGCGGATCCGTCACCGCCGCCGCCTGGTCGCCGGCTCCTCGAGAGTCCTCGGCCGACACCCAGCCCTCGACAACTTCCTCATCCGTGAAGCCGCGCGCGCGATCGCGTCGCCGCTTCGTGTTGCCCAGGCGCTCGCGGTCGTTGCCGGCGGGACGGGCTACTCGGTCGGGGATGTCTTCTCGATCACGGGCGGGACGTTCTCGGTCCAGGCCTTCGGCATTGTCGACACGGTCGCGGCCGGCGTCGTCACCGCGGCCCACGTCATCGAGCCGGGCGTCTACACCGTCAACCCAGGCGCCGCCGCCGCGACGGTTCACGCCAGGATCAAGAACGGCGCAACACCGGCGGGGAACGACCTCACGGTCACGACGACCCTCACGGGCGCCGTCGCCGGCGTCACCGAGGCGGAGCTCCTGGCGGCGATCCAGGGCGTCGGCTTCGGGACTTTGAACCGGAACACCGGGGACACCTTCGACGTCCAGGTCTCGGCCCAGATCTTGAGGCTCCCGAACTCGTCCGAGCTCTACAACGACACGGGCGTCCCGATCGTCTAATTCTGGCGCGGGGACTCGGTCTTCTTCGCCCCTTCACCCTGGCGGAGGAGGCCGACGTCCTTCTTCATCGCGGCCTTCTTCATCCTCCAGGGCTCCGGAGCTCGTCCGGCCTGGCGACACGCCCGACACAACCAGCCGAGCGCCTCGGTCCCGAGGCCCGACATCGCGACGACAACATGGCCGACCGTGACGTCCTCGTGGATCTCGAGGTCCTGGTCGTGGATCCAGGCGACGAACTTCCGCGCGTCCTGGATCTGGATCGCGCTCGAGCATACGTTCACCGGGACCGGATCCGGACCTGGGGATCCCTGGCCGAAGCTCTTCTCCGCCGGCGGTCGATCGTCGACTCCTTCGGGACGTTCTGGTCGAAGACGTGAACGGCCGAAGCCCAGGTCGTCGGGCGAGTTCGGCTTCGGATCCTCGGCCTCCAGGAGGTCGCCCTGGGCGTTAGAAGGGCGGCTTGTCATCGTCGAAGCTCATGTCGTCCTGGAGCGGTTCGGGCGTCCTGGAGGG